GTCATGTACGCGTTGGCCTGCATGACCGCGCGCGCCTTCTTGTCCTCGGTGGTCCACGCTGGGCCGAGGATGGCGTCAACGTCCGCCACGGTGATGTAGGTAGCCATCAGGCCTCCGCTTGAATGAGTGGGGCCGAAGCCCCGGTGTTACTTCTTGTCGGTCGCGTCAGGCTTTGGCTTGTCCTTCGCCGCCTTTTCGATGCGATCCGCCTCGGCCTTCTTCAGCACCTCGACCTCTACCTGCAGGGCGTTGCGCTCCTGGGCGATCTGATCGCGACTACCTGCCAGCTCGGTCATGCCGGCGTGGATCTTGGTCAGCGCGTCGAACAGGCGGATCGGCAGCTCGCCAGCGCCTGGATACTCAAGCGGACTCACGCCCTCGAGGGATTCGATCAGGCCGCGCAGGCCGTCACGCTCTGCATTCAGGTTGCCGATCGCCTCTTGCAGCTCGACCTCGGCCTGCGACAGCGAAACCTCGCCAACGATCTCAGCCGGTGCCGGCAGTTCCTTGATCGTCACCTCAGGCACATCCTCTGCTGCACCGTCCCGGCTTTCAGTAACGCTTGCGTCGACGATGCGCAGGCCCGCCGCCTTGGCCAGCGCCTTCACGTCTTCCTGGTACTGGTGGAACGGGCCGGGCAAATACCAGATGTTCTTGTTGCTCATGATCTCGTCCTCGCTAAGCCGGGCACTAGGCCCGACTCAGGTGTCAGGGTTACTTGGAGGCATCACCGATCAGAGCAACACCGGCGGTGTGCTTGATGCTGGTGGCGGTCTTGTCCCAGTTGGTACCGGTCGCCAGCTCGGCGTCGGTTGGCGACTTACCGCCGGTGGTTGTGTCCCAGGTGTAGCCCTTCAGGCCCAGACCGAAGGTGTAGTCGGTTTGAAGCGTGGTCTCGATGCGCTCCTTGCCGTTGACGGTCTGGACGTTGCTGATGATGTCGCGGCCGTCGTGGACCAGAGCGGCGCCTTGCACCAGAGACAGGATGATTTCCTTGTTCGGTGTGCCCGCCTGCATCAGCGCCGGCGCGTCCGTCACAACGGAGATTTTGCCGAGGATGTCCACCACGCGGACGTTGCCAGCCTGGAACAGCTGTTGCTGGTTCGCCAGGTTCTGGCCCACCAACTTGTGGTAGCTGGTGCCCTGCATCACTTGAGTAACCAGGTTCTGGCTTGCGTCGCCGAACTTCGCGTGAGCGTTGTTCAGGCCGGCGTAGGTGATGCCTGCGGTAGCAGACACATCGTTCACAGCCGCGGCCTGGGCGGTGATCGCAGCGACGAGAGCAGCGATCGCGGTGTTCAACTGGTCTTTCAACAGGATTTCAGCAAAAGCGCGACTCGCAACCTCGATACCTTGCGCGGTCGGGCGCTCGAGCCAGGTCATCTGCGATGGCTCGTAACGGATAGGGCCAAAGCCGCCGGCGACTTTCACAGAGGTGTTTTTCAGTTCGGTCAGGTCGGTGGCTGCCACAGTGGCGTTTGCGCTGTAGCGATCCACGCGGCGCTGGGCAGCCGCCAGGGTTTGGAAGAACGACTCCTGGAGGAAGTCGCCGGTGAAACCGTCCGGAGACAGCACGATTGCGCCGCGGCTGGCAGCGTTGAAAGCGGCCAGATACTGGTCCAGCGTCTCAAGAGTCGCCGGCATGATGTATTCGTTGAAAACCTGCATTTGCGACAGGGACATGAGTTATTTCCTTACGATTGTGGGAGATCCGGGAACCGGCTCGCGATTGCGGCCTGTCGTTCCTCTCTGGTGCCGCCGATTTTTCCTTGTGCGGCCCCGCCGCCTTTACCTGCACCGCCGGCCCCGCCGCCAGATGCTTTGCTGCCAGCGATCAGCGGACCAAAGGCCGGATCGTTGGTAAATTCTGCTTTCAGCTCGTCCAGGGTTGCCGCCGAGAGCTTGCCGGAGGCGTCCAGCACGACGACGGTGGGTTTGCCGTCTCGTTGCTCGACGCTCAGACGGCGTTCGATGTGGGGAAGCAATGCCTTGGCGCTGCCGGGGATGGCCAGCGTGGTTGCGATGTCAGTGGCGGTGCGGCCGACAGTCAGATCCCGGATCTGGCCTTGCAGGGCGCTGTTTGTGCTTTCCAGCTGGCCGGACAGTTCAGCCTCGCGGCGGGCGTACTTCTCGGACCAGGACTTCTCCAGTTCCTCGACGTTGCCGGACTTGCGGGCCGCCTCTTCGCGCTCAGTGCGTGCCGCTTCCTCAGCTTCGCGACGGGCCTTCTCGGCCGCTTTCTTCTCGCTCAGCAGTTCTTCAACCTTTGACTTCAGGCCCGAAACGTCTTCGGGTTGCGGCAGACCTTCAATGCCGAGCACAAACTTGCCGTCCTTCTCGGTGTAAAGAGCGCGCACGGATTCGTCGACACCTTCAAGGGTGTCAATTTGAAATTTAAGCATTTTCGTTCCCCTGGAACTTGAGAGAGGCCCGGCCTCTATTTTTACGACGAAGGGTTTACAGCGAGCCTTATTGTAGATATAGTTTTCCTACAACGAAGCCCAAACAACGGAAAGGAACACAACAATGAATAACGTACAATTCTTGCACGACACCCTTGGAAACCCAGTATTCGCAGTACTACCGATTGATCACTACCGCCAACTGACTGAACAAACCCAATCTGTCATAGATGTTCAACCACTGAACCTCCTTGTAGATGGAGATTTTACAGTTAAGCTTCCTTATGGCGGCGCAGACGCTTATCTCGATGTGCGCGCTCTGGTTCGCCACCTACTGAAAAATGATATTTCTGACTTGGCAATTAACCAACGTGCGCAGTCATTAGATCAGTACCCACCAGAGCAGCGCATGACTCTTGATCCAATCATTCGCCACGACTTCTTGCCTGCATCGTCGCCTTACAAGAACACCATGCAGGCAACAGGAGAAGTAGTTGAAGCGCTCGTAAAGTCGGGTTACTTCGTACGCATCAAAAAGAAATACCCGTACCTGAGCCGCACAGTGAATGCTCTTGCAATCGTGCCCGAGAAGGCTGTCGATCTCGGTTAATGCTCGACTCAAATACCGGCGTGCTCGAAAGCCAACGGCTCACGAGCGCGCATCTGTGCAAGCGTTATCGGCGAAAAGTTTCAATCAAGCTGCACCTCGGAAACCGCTCGACGCTGAGGTTGCTGCAGGCCTGCACACAGATATGAAAAGACCCCGTCATTGACGAGGCCTGTGTAAAACGCGCGCATAAAAAACCCCGGCGATTGCCAGGGCTCGATTCAATGCATGCAGGCCCGTGCGAATGGACGGGCCCTTTGGTTGTTAAATGCCGTATCAGTCGTCCTGATCGATCTGATCAAGAAAATCAACGTCATCATCTTCTTCCTCAACAATTGACTGAGCATCTTCTTCGACCCACGACTCATCATCATGGAATTCATGATCGAGCAGGTGGTCGTGCTCGGGCTCTGGAATATCTCGTTCTTCGCTCATGACTTACCGAAACAAAATTGAAAGAACGGACTGTATATGCAGATCCCTTCCTCCAGTCAACGATCATGAAATAACGACGCGCCCCCCTGAGCAGGCGGCGGACGCAAGGCAATTTGTCCCGTAATTGGCTAGCCGTTATTTGACGCCGGCCAGCTCGAACGCCAATGGTTCAAGGTCTTTCAGTTGCTTCAGCGTCAGCGTCTTGCCGTTGTCGTCCACGAACTTGTCTAGGGTCAGCTCACCCTTAGTGAACAGTGCGTACCGGTTCGGGCCGAGGATGTCGCGTTGGAATGCCACCGGCTGACGAGCCAGCCATTCTTGATAGCTCGTCTTGCTCGATACCAGCGTCACCCCGTCAGGGCCGATTGAGGGCCGCGTCGAGCCTTTTATCTCGCGGGCAAACTCAGCCTTCAACACAGGAATGAGCGTCGTACGGCAGCCCCAGTGATACGGCGGCTTCGGTCCGTCCAGTGGGATCACCGTCTGGTCGACACTCATGCAGAACAGCGTCGTCTTCGAGTCCAGGGTCGCCACCCTGCGCATTCCTGCGAGGATGTCGTCGTTTGCCTTAAGCGTCTCCACTCGCGCGGTGCTGGCGATGTGGTTGGTCATAGTGCGAACCAGTGCGCCGGCCTGATCCTGCTGCAACTGGTGAATGCTGGTCAGCCGCCGGCTGATTTGCTGGCTGGTTTCGCCCAGGCTGGAACCGATCTGGATCTCGCCGATAATCTCGGCCGCCTTCTTGGTGCCGAACTGGTCGAGTGCGCCGCTAATGCTAATGCGCTGAATGCCCTTGCGCGCTTCGAGCTGCAGCGGATCGGCCAGAGCCGCGGCGGAGATCATCTCGGCAGATGGCACATTGAGCTGGACCACCGCACGCACCACTTTGCCTAGCATCGTCGCGTTGAACTGCGCCTCGTAGGTCGCAAAATCGCCGAGATCAAGCTGAGCACGCCCTTTGAGGTCGTCGTAGATGCCCCGCAGGTCGCCCTGAAGCGTTTCGATCTGAGAGTTGTACCGACGCGTACCGTAAGCGCTAAGGCCGTCCGATACTCGCTGCTTGGCGGTCTTGATGGCTTTGCTGATGAACGACGCCACACGCTTCAGGTTTCCGCCGGCGTACCGCTGGACGTAAATCTGGTGCCGCGTGGCGGCGTCCTCAAGAAAGCCTTCGTTACTCATCGTTTCCGCCTACCGGTGGCGCGCTGGCCAGCTCTTCATCGATCTTGGCGTCCGTGCGGTCAGCCTCAAGCACACCGCCCTGACGCAGATTCACCCGTACATCGGACTTCGCGATGAAGCCCTGCTGCCACAGTTGCACTTGGGCGAGGATGTCTTGCGCGGTCATCGTCTCGTCGAAGAACGATTGATTGAGCCAGAACACGGTGCCCTTCTCGTCCGGCACATCCATCATGAAGCGCTCCGCGTCGAGAATCGCGCGCTTCAGGGCCTCAGATACGTTGCCGGCGATTGTGCCCAGCACGCTGTTGTCTGAGCTGTACCTGATTCGTACCGCCTCTGCCGTCTCGGCGCCGCTGCCCTTCTGGACGACACGGGCGCCGATCATCAGCATCTGCTCTTCCTTGTCCTTCATCAGCTCGCGGGCGAGTTGGGTTTCTGTCGCCTGCAGCATGACTGCAGAGCCGGACTTTCCGAGGTTGTGCCCGCGCCGCGAGCCGATATGCATACCGTTCGGGTTCAGTTTCGCGAACTCGTCGGCTTCGATGCTCGTGGTGATGAACAGCGTCGGCTGGCTACTGATGAAGCCGCTCTCCTCTACAGTGGCGCTGTTGCCGTAGTGCAGGATATTTACGTCGGCAAGGTCTTCCAGAGGTGCCTTGTCGATGCTGGCGTCATTATTCTGGGCGCCGTAGAAGCTGAACGGGATGTGATCGAAGGGCTGGCCAGCCTTGTCGGTAGGCTGCGTCTCTACGACGCTTTCCTCCCCCTCCTTGTAGACGCGCTGTACGTATTTCCCATCGACCAGCAGCAGGACACGGTTCTGCGTGTAAGTCTCACGGGACAGGTCAGTCGAGTTGAACTCGGTGACGCATTCCCGCAAGTTCACGTACACCAAACGCTTCACGCCATCGATCACCTGCTCATCCCAGTCGACAATTGACAGGGCGTCGTAGTGGTGTATCAGGGCGCGCTTGGTCGCGAGATCGGCCATCGAGCTGACACCGCTTTCTGTGGCAACGGTCGGGAAATCGACCAGAAAGCCGCCTCGCCCGCTGTCCAGGCACTCGCCAACCGACTCCTTCGACAACTGCTCAAGGCTGGTGCCGTCGCCGCTGGCGTTCTCCTTCAGGTACTCAATCGCCGTTGGCAATGACAGTTCGGCAGTCTTGCGAAAAACCGCCCCCATCAGACCGGTGCGCGTACGACCGGTGATGTTGAGGAACATTGCCCGCTTCTTGTACTGCTTGTACCGAGCCAGGTTCTCCGGTGTTTTGTTTTCCGGATCTGGCATCGGCAGATATTCGTCGTGCTTGCGCACCTCGCGCGCACCGGCTACGCAGCGTTTCACCAACTGCCAGCCAGGCAGGGCTTGTGCGTACTCTGCCCGGGGAGTGCTGAAATTCGCCATGGATGGCCTCAGAAGCTGAATGTGACAGGAATGTGGGTCATCGGCTTGATGATCGGGTAATCGTGATGGATGAAGTAGCCGCCGGCGTCGTTTGCGTGGTCCACGCCTGACTTCTTGTCGGGCTCACCATTGGGCGCCCACACCTGCTGCTCGAGTCCGTCTGCGTAAGTCGGGCAGCGCAGGGGGTTGATCAGATAACGACGCTCGCCATTGGCATTGCAGAACATTGCGTTCATGGCGTTGATGCGATCTTTCACCGGCGGGTTTGCATCCGGTGCGATGACGCTGAATCCCGCTTGGCGCAGGATGGCAATGTCCGTCTCGCTGGCATTCACCGACTTGCGGGACCCACCAGAGGCATCTGGATAGATACGGATCTCGCAGGTCTTCTCGTAGTCCTTGCCGTTGTAGCGCCAGTAGCGCTCCTTGATGCGCCGGATCATGTCCGGGGTATCGAAGCCGTCGATCAGCTCGTCGACCGCCCGGGGCTTCCCGTCGGCGCGCTTGACGTGAGTGATCGCCGCCATCTTGCCGACGTTGAAGTCCATGCCGATGAACAGCGGCTCGCCTGACTCAACAGCATCGAAGCAGCTATTCAGCTTCCGGTCGTACGCGTGGTAGATCGACCCGGCATTCAGGTTGACGAACTGACCGTTGAGATAGGCCAGGATCAGCTGCGGCGGATAGGACTCCATCAAGGATGGGATGTAATCGGGCGGCAGGTTCAACTCGTTGTCGAACGTGCTGGCTTGTACCAGGCCGTACATGCCTTGCAGCGAAGGCTTCTCGCGCAGCTGCTTCACGAACTGCTGATAGACGAACTTGAACCCTTCCGGGGTGGTGGTCACGTCCACGCCGTTCTTGAGCCCCGGCTCGTTATAGCGCATCCGGGCGATGATCTTACGCCAGGCGTGCTCGGCCTTGAGCGCGGGCAGGACGTCCAACTCATCCACCAGCGCATGCCCGATCTTGAAGCCCACGATCGTCTGCGGCTTCTCCATCGAGCGGCAGATGGTCGTGCTGCGGTACTGGCCACCGCTGTAGAACTCGACTTCCTTGTCGCTCTCCTTCGTCTTGACCTTCAGGCCCCAGTCGAAGGCGACTTCCTCGATCGTTGGGAAGAAGATGTCGCGGATCTGTGGATAGGTCGGGGCGAAGTAGCCCGAGTTGATTCGCGGCCACTCCCAAACGTGCTTGCAGATACCTGCACAACCTACCCAGGTCTTGCCAGACCCGAATCCTGCGACGAAGCCACGAAACTTGTTCTCCATCTGAAGGAATCTGGCCTGCGGGACGTTAAGCGTCGGCATCAGACTTCCTCGCATCCACCACGTCGACCTGCACCCGAATAGGCGGCACGTTGTCATGTGGGTTTTCGTTCTTGGTCTGGCGATTCACGTAGACATCGCCGACTTCCTTCGCGGCCTGCTCCAGCAACTGGGCAGTGAGAGCCATGTTCTTCATGTTCTCGGCTTTCTCAGCCATCCGTCCCAATGCACGCAATCGATACGCGCGGTTTGCGATCGGGATCTCTGCCGTCTCCTCGCGAAATCGCTTCCGAGTGTCGTTGAACAATGTCTGCCATTTGACGTGGAGGTTGCGTCCGACGTACTTGGTCGGGTCGTATGCCTCGCATTGCTGGCGGGTGACTTCAAGATCAAATCTTTCTTTGACGGACACCACCACTTGCGATGGCGTGTCAAAGCAGGCGAGAGCCTGTACAACAAAGGCTTTCACCTCGTCTCTGAGTGCGGCCATAAATGGGCATCCGTCAAAGTACTGTCAAAGTCAGGCCGACTTGAGCAGACAGGTTCCGCAGGCCCTCGATATGTTCAATTTCCCCACCTCAGCTGGATTGTTTGCAGCGTCCACCAGCTCCTGTACATCAGGGCTCGCACCGTAGCGGCGTACGACACCGACAAACTCTTCAACGTCGTGTCCGCGCATCTCAAGCTTGGGCAATCCTTCCTGGGTGAACTTGGGTGCGCCGTACTGATCCTTCGCCTGGGCGATGTGGTACAGCTCATGCTCGACCAGTGCGCAGAAGTCAGCGTCGGAACATTGAGCGCAGTAGTCGGCAGCCAGGGTGATGATGTAGGCCGGCACGTCGCCGAACCAATCCAACATCTGCTGTTCCATCCGAGCCTTCTGCCAGCCTCCGGCACGGAAAGCCACTTGCTCGGCCTGACCAACCACCGTGCGCCCCTTCTTGCTGAATGCAGCCGATGCCCACATCACACGAATGTCAGCGTCGATCAGGTGCGCGTGGTCTTCGTTGTGGATACTGCCGGTGTCGGCAATGATCTCGGTCTGGAGCCACTCCCATACTTCAGGAGCTGGAGTGAGGCGGATACCGAAATCGGAATGATCAAGAAGTGATGTTGGAGGGTATGGCCTGTCCATACTCACCTCTACTCAAACCAGCCAGTGGCCTCTGTGCCACAGCCGCGACAGAACACAGCGCCATTGACCTGCTTGCCACGGCGCATGATGAAAAAGTCGTCCGAGCCACAGTTGCACTGATAGCTCTCGTCGCCCTCGGACGGACCATAAGGCCACTTGAACACCCCTCGGTGAGAGCTGCACGAAGGGCATTCAAGATTGCGACACCCGGCGGGCGCAACCGCTACCCATTCATGTTTGCAGTGCGAGCAGATGGCCTCACCCGCAGCGTGCTGCGCCTCAGCCGATTTGAACTCCAATACATTGGCCGTCATGTCGTCACCATGGCGTGGGTTTGTGCATGGGCATGCCCGTGCATTACTGCGACGATCAGGCCTTGGGGCAGACCGGAAGACTTGGCGGCGTCGATAGCCTTGGCAATCGCGCTATCCAGCTCGCCAAGGGCTTTGTTGATATCTGCACTCATGGGAAGCGCGTGGCGCAGGCGGGTTACGTTGGTCATGCATTACTCCAATGTCGCGACACAATTTGCCGATTCGCGAAACGTGTCGCGGACTACTTGATGTTCTGGGCGGCCGTATATGCCGCCTCACACGCAAAGCCAGCTATTCGACTTCGATCAAGCGCTTCTGCCAAGCTTCCCGCTCTTTCGTCAGCGCTTCTACGC